TTCCGTACTGCAGTAGAATGCAGGGGCATCCTTCTCGGCTCCGATGACGATGACCGTAGGGTCGATCGTGATGTTGACCTCCTTCTTCTGGGAAAGGGTGGTGATCTCATCGAAACCTTTCTGCCACTCTTCGTCGGTGTGACCGTCGTTGAGCTTGCTGAAGTCGCTCCCAAGCGATTCCTCGTACCGAGCTTTGAACTCTTCGATAGAGTTGGGGGACTCTTCGAAAAGACGCTTGGCAAGATCCTCAGAGGTCTTCCGAAGAGAACCGCCGTGAGGGCCATGAAGAGGCTTCTCAAAGGAAAGGAGGATCCACTCAACACGCTCAAGAAGGACCGTGGGGATCTTCTCGTTGATCTGAGGAAGCAGCTTCTCCTGGATGTCCCATGCAAAGATGGCGAACGGGAGGAAATCCTGGATAAAGGTGATGCTGAGATCACCCTCTACATCGTCGCCCAATACCTCGATGTTCAAGAAAGATTCTGGAACACAGACCGAACGACCCGGCAGACAATTGGTCAGCAGGATAGCCAAGGAACCTCGGATCTGCTCGATGCCACCTTCGTTGAACGGTTTGACCAACTTGGGTGGGAGCTGAATGACACATGTTAGTCGTTGCCAACGGTTGACTCCAAACTTCAGTGAAGCATTGAAGAAAATCTCGGCGACGGTCAATAGAAGCGCAGTTTCATCCATCGCCCCGATCGCGGGAGGGTGGTCGTTGTCGTCGCTGTCGTCGCTGTCGTCGGGATCGCAGAACTCGGCCTTCAGGGAGGCAATGGCGGACTCCGAGCTGATCAGCTTGAACTCCTTCTTGATGAACTTAAAGGTTGATGATAGGTTGGCGAAATCGTGTAGTCCATCCAGCTCAAGGAAAAGCATGTAGGCCGCAAAAAGGGCAGCACGTTTCTCATCAGGAGCGTTGGACCAGCACAAGTTCTCCTGGTACTCCCTAAGCTGCTTATATGAAGCAGCCATTTTAATGGCGTGGTGGATGTTATTACGGTTTACCACCAGACACAACTTATCATCATTTTTTGTAAAATTGATTTAAAATACTGCTAGTCTAAAATCACAGAAATCAAAAGAATAGAGAGTTTGACTTAGAAGTTTGACTTTATAACAAAGTATGCCTCGTAAAAATAAAAATGCAAAAGATACAACCAAATTTGTATCTCCTAAAGAAGCCGCCAGATTCTATAAAGTATCTGAACAAACACTCAGGACATGGGCTTCTAACGGTAAAATCGACTTTATCAAAACATCTGGAGGACATAGAAGATATAAGATTTCTATACAAAGCGATGGTAGACAGTCTATTATCTACGCAAGAGTCTCCTCTCATAAACAGAAAGAAGACCTCAAAAGACAGGCAGCTATCCTTAAAGAAAAGTATCCAAACCACAGACTTATTAAAGATGTTGGTAGCGGTATCAATGTCGAAAGAAAGGGCTTTAAAACCATTCTGGAACTCCTTTTTGACGGACATATCAAAGAGGTTGTGGTTACCTACTCAGACAGATTTACAAGATTCTCATACGAGCTTTTTGAATGGATTTTCCAACGCTTTGGGGCAAAGCTCGTGGCTCTTAACGATTCCAAAACAAAATCAGATGAACAAGAACTTGCTGAAGACCTCATTGCTATCACAACTGTTTTCTCCTCCAGATTCAATGGAAAACGTGGTAGTAAAGTACGCAAGAAAAATTAGATTCATCCCTACACCAGAACAAAAGGGGTACTTCATGAAGGCTTTCGGAATATCCCGACACTATTACAATAAGACTATTGCACTTTTATATGACCTTTTGAATTATTTGAATTTTTAGTAGCTGGAATATTACGGTTATTACCTATAACGGCCGTCAACGTACAGTTGATTTTACGGTTATTTCGGAGCCTCCTCCGTCCTACGATCCAGTCGTCGAAAAGTGATTATAAATAGTGTAGTTCTCACAAAAGCACAGCAGTAAGAAATTATTATGGAGCCCGGCGACGACACTATTCTACTTAAAGCCGTTGTGGGTGGATGTGCTATTATTGGAGGCATTTTGGGGTCTGCAACATCAGTCGCTATTTCACGAACTAACCATCTATCAGATCATCTTGCAGCTGGATATAGTGGTGCTATTGCCGGAGTTTTTGTAGGCTTGACTTGGCCTATCACCCTCCCTATTATCGGAATGTCCGCCGTTGGAGGAGGTCTCAGATACCTTATGAGCAAGTAGATATTATAAATTAAGTCTTACGGAAGTCAATCTCGTGTTCTGGCCATCTTGTGCTCAAAACTTTGGAGATATTAAACTTAGCAGCCTTGGGCATCTTGGTGCTTGGACCTGTCCAGTTGACCTCGATGTAGTCGTGTATCAAAAATGAAAAGGTCATCTCGGGCCACTTTCTCTCTAACCAGTTAGTAAAACCTGCCATTGTACCACGCTTGGGTCCACGCTTGGTACCGCGTTGCCTCCGTTTCTTTTTAGGTAGTGGGAGAATCGGTGGATGGCGGTAGAGTGTAGTGCGCCTGGCACGCGCATGTGGGTGCACCGTTACAATTGGAGGCGTTTTGTCAACCATTTTAGTACAATTACGGTTATTTATGAATAACAATTCAGTTTTATAAACTAGCTAATTTTCAGTGTCAGCAGTCTCGCTATCGGAGTAGTAGTCGTCGTATGACTCGTACGGGGCCAAATCGGCTGCCACCGAAGTGGAAAGCTCTGAGGGCAGCGAGGAAGGGTCATAGTATGATCCTGAGCTTGAACTGGAGCTGGAGCTGGAACTTGAGCTGGAACGTTCTTTCTTTTTTCCGCCGAAACAACCCAAACAACATGAGTCATCTGGATCCCTGCGAACCGGTCCCATGCGATTGTACGACCCGTGTATTGATGGTATGTACTGAGGGGGCTGAGATGCGCTAGGACGCGCAGTCGCTGGAAGACCACCTGCCTCTGAGGAACCACCTGTGTCAGCGTAAACCATTGGTTGTGTCAAAACCAAAGACATGTTAGTGTAGTAGTTGTTGTCAGCGGTGATATTTCAACGTTAACTCATCACTTTTACCTAGGCTACGGCGTTTCAGCTCTATTTCGAAGGCGGACATGGTGTTCTGACCGGTCTTTCAGTATCTAGATTAGGTACTACATGATAGACAAAATGCCAAGCGGAATATCTGTCAGCATATGTTCTATTTAAGAGACAATGCTGACAGACTATTCCTAGTTGTATATTTAGTACCCTACCAAACCTGAAAATGGCTGACACCACATCACAAAAGCGAACTGCCGTGCTGATGGACTACAGCGGATCGATGAGCGGTCTCGTGAGAACCACCGACGGACTGATCACTCGATGGCAACTTGCCCTGATGATCTTCCAGTGGATATTTGACGAGATTGGTGGAAACATCTCGCTGATTCCGTTCAGTACTAAGTACGAAGTCCTTGAAGTGACCAACGGAGACCCCGAAGTTGTTGACCGACAGGTGCGTGGTATGATGGGCCGAATGAACAGCACAGTGTTCTACGACCCATTGTACGAAGCACTTACCGCTGGTATCTACGATCAGGTCATCATGGTGAGCGACGGTCAAGGAAACGGTAGGAATGTAACTGCGGAGATGGTCCATGAGGCGTTGTCCCAGTTCCCTGGTCGGTTCGAGATCATTGCTGTCGACCTTGACAAGCAACGTGCTCCTGTGTACTTCGACTTCCTCGCGGATCTTCTGTACTCTTTCGGAAAACACTACTGCTTCTTCCCCATCAACTCTGGATCAAACCGGATCGATGTGGAGGCAGGTGAGGCTGTTCGGAAGATCACGCTCACCCGTGAGGAATGGGTCGACCAATGGGCCCTGTAGGCACTTCATAAAATTGAATTGTATATAGCAGATTGTACTGGAAAGACTATCTTGGGCTATTATGACTGACTTTATTACTATTCCGATCGGTACTGTGTACACCTGGATGGAGAACAAGCATCGTATTGCCCTTGAAATTCTCAGTGACAACACACTGTGTTACGAAAGGTATCTCACAGATAACGATCTGGAACGCTCAACTAATCGGTATTCTATTGGAAAGATGAAAGGGTATTTTAAGATCCTTACAAATCGTAAACTTTGTGCTGGCGGAAACTTCGGAACCTTCCGCACTATAGTCAATGTCAATGCTGATGGAACTCCGCATAAGTCTTGTAGTCATATGAATGTAAAGTTTCCTAGCGATAAGCCCAAAGAGTCAGTTTGGACACCAGTACCGGTTCTAAAACCTGGCACTACCTACAGTTGGAAATCATTTTACAACAACTACTCAGTTATTATCCAAAGTAAGGATACATGTAAATTTGTCTGTAACGACAAGATACAACAAGGTTTCTATGATATTGTCGAAGTATTTAGAGGGGACTCCAAAGGCTTCAAATTAATGGTATACAACGATAGTCGAGGCTTGCATATCTGCGCTTTCGTTTATCTCAATGCGGATGGGACTCCACACAAGTTGCATAGCCATGTGAAGCTAACGTTTTCTAGCGTCGAACCTGAAGATGATCACGGAGCAAAGCCTGAAGATGATCCTGAGCCACCTGTTATTAAGCCCGGTACGGTGTATACGTGGATCTGGAACGGTTGCCTCTACCAACTATGCATAGTAGCCGAGGGTGAGTACGAGATGACATCTACCGATCCAGCTCTCACGCATGAGAAAGGAACCTACGAGATCTGTCCCCCCAAACAGGGTAGATACTCGTTTGAGCTGATCACACTCAGATCCGACCTGAAGATGAGGAGGTGGTTCAATCTCACCAAGGACGGAACGATTCCTGGAAAGGACATCTGGGTCCGCTAGGAGTAGAAAACGAGAGAGCCGGCGCGCAGCGAAGCGTGTCCGAAGGGCCGCTGAGCGTAGCTTACTTATAAAAATGATTGTTAAAACGGCAATAGAATAAAGTAGGTAAAGATGGACTTTCCTTATACATTTGAAACGTTTGCTTATCGACTTATCGCACAATGCGATAAACAGCTCAGGGATTACTGTGGCGCACAGGCGTTTAGAACCACTTTTAGGCTCTGCCTGGATGCCCAGTTTCAGACTGCTGCTCAGGTAGAGGATAAGTTCACCGATTCGCAGAAATCTAGATTCGCTAGACTTGTTAAAAAGATGGAAAAAGCCATCCAAGGACGCTATCTTCTTGGTGCTACTAATAGTAAGAAGGAACCAAAGGAAGTTACTGCCACTTTTACATGTGGAGAGCAGATTACTTTTAAAGTGTTTCCCTCTATGTTCTCAGACGTCGGAAGCGTAGTTCGAGGTATGTATCACAAAATTATTAAAGAGAATGAAAGTGCACTGATTAAACAGGGGTGCCCAGATATCGACAAGAAGGTTAGAGGATACATTAAGATGACTGACGATGAAAAGGAGCTTTTCTTTGCCGATAGAAACAACTGGGAACTTATTCCAAAGATGATGACATACGACAAGAATGAATTCTCTCGAAGAAACTCATTCTACCCTAACAAAAAGTACTATTCGCACTTCCCTTTTAGCGATGAATCCCCTGAAGGCCTTCAGTTCTTCATATCTATTATAGATCTGAAGAACTTTTTCAAACAAGATGCAGGGCTTATCCTTACTAAGTGCTACGGTACTCAGTACTATGACTACATCGTCGGCTCTGATGAACTGATGAAAAAGTTTGATCTTAGTGGAGCCTACGGTTATCCTATCGATAGGCCTTTTGTGGAACGACTTATTGCCCTGAAAAAGAACGGTGCTCGCACCCTTCTGTTGAAGATGAGTAGAAAGCAGCTTCACTTCCAAAGCGACGAGGAGTTCCATGATACAGTTCGCTATCTATGTGAAATCGTTGGTTGTACTCCTACCGAAGAGGGTGTCTTTCAATACTGTCTCAAGGAGTTCTGTAAGGATAATCCTAAAAGGATGGATTTCTATAGTGGTGGCTTTTACGGTCAACTTTGTGAAACTTTCTACGGTTGCGGCTTCTTCCGGAAGACTGAGAAGGAACTTCTGGACTGGATTCTGAATCATACTTGGGATCTCAGCTGGAAAGAAGATTACCACAGAACTCGTTCATGGCTCCTTCTTAGACACTGGCTTGATGGCTATGGAGGTCATCGTATTACCGTTGATCCTACTACCAATCGAGCTGGTCTTGTAGAGTATCTACATACTCAGGGAGATTACAGCGAAGATCAGAAGAAGATTCTACTCTTGTATATCTCTCCTGGTTCTGAAACTAGACTCAAAGGGCTAAAAGGTACATATGCAAATATACTCCGTAAGCATGCATCTAATTACAAGATTAAAGGTAGATCTAAACTCAAAAAAGAGGGGTTGGCTTCTGCGATCTGGAAGCACGAGATTTACACTAAAAATGGCTTATCTTTGTAACTTACTTATAAAACTGATTTAAAAGAGTGTGATTTGTACTGTAGAACTACTATTGATTAAGATGACTACTCTGAAAAGTATTCTTAATGGTTCTGATCCATCGAAGATTGTGAAACAGATTACCAGCCTCATGAAAGGTGGTTACACTGTTACAAAGGATGAGATTATTACGCTGCGGCCCTCAGATATGATGTGGAAGCACTCACCAGACTGTAATTTAGTATTCGAGTGCCTTGGAGAGCACCTTGTTCTTGATCAGACAATGGTCAGCTTTCTTTGGGGATGCAACGCAGTTGGATCCCTCTTTGTTACACGATTTAATTACTTCAAGAAGCGGAAACCTGGTCGCATTGTGTTAAGTTATGTAAGAACAAAGCCCTATTCAGCCACTACTATCCAAACAGTTCTTGATGCAGGTTTCTGTTTTTCATGGGACTGTGTGGTAGCCTATGCTATGAAAGGGCGTATTAACATGGTTAAGATGATTAGTCCTACTGTTGGTGATAAGATTATTAAGCTTGGACTTCAACGATTTAAGAGTATTATTAAACACAAAGATTGGCCAGAGATTATTCGCACCCTTGTGCAATGCGGAATGCCCGCTAATGTCAAGGTTAACTCCGAGAGCCTTATCCAGAAGCTGAAGACAGATAAACCCGAAGAGGTTGAACTGATTAAGTTCCTGGAAAACTGGAATAAGGGAATTATCTCTAGTCCAACAACAAGTGATTCTACCACACTTCAACAACTACAGTGCGGCGGACTCACTCACTACGTACTTGACATGGAGTACGTTGTAAACGTCATCTGAGTTTATCAACGTCAGCTACAAAACGTGGTTCCTTCGCGTATGAGTTGGTTTATAAAAATGATTTAAAATAGGATATTTGTACTGTAGAACTACTATTGATTAAGATGGCAACAGTCGGCAATATTCTTATGCATGGGACTCATCCCTCAACAATGGTGTTTCAGATTGAGAAGCTGATGGCGAATGGTTATGAAATCTCTTCAATTGATTGCCAAATTTTCGACTTTGACTGCTGCCACAAATGGTTGTTTAACACTAACAATCAGTTGGTTTTCGACTGTCTTGGTAAGTATATGACACTTACCCCCCGTCTTGTTTCTAAAATCTGGAAGATGAACAAGGTACTTGTCCACACGCTCCATGACAAAGTCTTCCTAAAACGGATTAACGCTTTTAAGAAGAGAGTTGGAGGCATCGTTCCCCTAACTTATGTTGAGAAGTTTAAGCTATCGAACTCGACTATGCTGTATCTTATTAACGAAGGGTACAGTTTCTCATGGCTTGCATGTATTGCTTATGCAAAAATGGGGGATCTGAATGGCTTGGAAGTTATACTTCCTACGACTACAGGAAAACCACATTGTTCCTCTGTGGGCTTCGCGGGGATACTACAGCATGCTAATCATAGGAAGATTATCTTGACTTTAGTTCAATACGGACTT